AGAATCACAGAAATATGTGGTATCTGAACCATTGACTTCCTTTGCAACAAATCCTGTGTCTGTTCCACCCTGTGGTTTGGACATGTAGTTTCCAATGTTTGCAGTTGCACCCTGTCCCTGATTGGTCTGTCCTTCTGCACTTGTAGAATCACTGAACAATGAAGGGATGAAGCATGTGAACATGTTTCTGTTTGCATCTGTTGTGAATCCGTCAACCCACTGCCAAATGTTTCCCCAAAAATCTTCAATACCAAGACATTTCACCTGATGGTTTTGGTCTGTCATATATGAAGGATTTGTGGACTTGATGACTTCACAGTTCATTCCATAGGCATTTGCACCACCAGTGTTCACTGCCCTGTTTGTGCTTCCATCACCATGATTGGAATTCACATATCCATATCCAACTGCAACCTGACTGTTCAGGTGGTGGAACTGCATCAGATAACAAATTTGTGTATAGGTCAACTGATAGAAACCATTCTGTGCATATCCTGTTCCCCTTGCAGATGCCCAAGTTCTGTATGTTGCCCTTGTTTGACTTGCAGTGGGTTTCTGACCACTGACTGAATACATCTTGTTTCCAGTGCAATATCCTTTGTATGCACCATAATAAAATGCATCCCTGTCACCTTCAGATGCCCTTGAAAATGGTTTATAACAGAATTCACTGTTGTCAGGTTCATCTGTCATTTTGATTGTGATGGCGCTTCCTGAAGTCACCATTGAATATCCCCTTTTAGGGAATTCAATCATGACATCATTTCCAAGTGTTGTGATTGGTGCATCAGTTCCATCATCATACTTGGTGAAATCATCCCTGTCCAAATATCCAAGAACTGCACCATCCTTGAACAAACAAGGTTTATATCCCAACCAGTCTTCAATTTCCTGTTGTGTCATTCCAACTGCATCATCAGTATATGTCACCATACTGTCAGGACTGGAATTCGACAGGTCAATCCGAAGACCAAGAACCTTCCATGATTTCATTGTCATAGTGTAAACACCATAATACTGAATTGACATGGACTGTGTTTTTCCAGTGACAGGATTGGTGAATGTCCATGTTCCTACATTTGGAAGTGCAAGTGTGACTTCCTGTGTGTCAGGAACAATCCCTGAAACCTGTGTGACACCATCTGTTGCAACAATTGTCTGACCAATCATTGTTTCATCTGTGGTGATTTCCACCCTTAACAACTGACCAAGGGTCTGATTCATTTTGTTTTCCATGTCATCAAGAAGTTCTTGACACGCTTCATCTACTTCCTGAAGTGTTTCATCCTGAAGATTCTTCCAAGACTTAACTGTTTCAAACAGTTTGACAGGTGTCTGAATGGTCAGACCATCAAAAGGAACCCTGTACAAAGGCATTTCATTCACCAGTTCATTTCCCTGTTCTGTGATGTCCCCTGTGATGAATTCAGGGTCAACAGGGTTTGAATCAACAGATGTTCCTTTGATAACCTTGAAGAAGGCATCTTCAACACCTGTGGTGGAATCCTTTTCATAATGGACAACAATCAGGTCATGTCTTTTCAATCCCTGTGTTCCATTGTCAAAGGTCAATTCTGTGTATGTGTTTTCAATCTGTCTGATGTGTCTTCCCTGCATCTGAATGTCACCATCCAACACCCTGACCTTTGTATTTGAAATGATTGATGCACTGAATCTGTTTCCCCTATCAAGGACAAACTGTCCACCACCCATCATTGCAATGTTGAAGGAACCATGGTCTGATGCAGTGACATGTTCCCTTCCCTGATAACCTGTGACTAAATGTAAACTCATAACTATTCACCTACCTTGTGTTCAATCTTGATTTGATTCTTGTTTATAGTGACAATTTTCTTGATGATTGGTTTGGACATTGTGATTCCTGTGACCAATTCCTTTGCACCAACAATGTCATCAATGTCATATTCTTGGGATGCATCCAATTGAAGTTCAAGTTTTCCATCATTCATTGCTTCTTCAAGTGTTTCCCTTCCAAGTTTGTCCAATTCTTCAAGGGATTCCACATTTGCATTGTCATACACATCTGTGACTTCATCCAGTCCAAACTGTGTCTGAACTGAAGAAATGGTTCCTTCTGTGTCAACATATAGATGAATCACTTCCCTGTCTTTCAGTTCACCCCTTCCAAGACATATCAGATGATTTGTTGGTCTATAATTCTTTTCAATTACAAATTTGATTTGGTCTGAATCAAATTCATCATCCTGTGAATAGTCCACAATAGGAAGTGCAGAAATTTCCATCTTCCCATCTTCAAAGACAAAGTGAAGTTTTCCATTCACTGTCTTCAACATCTTCCTGATTCCTGTATATCCTTTCACATATCTGTTGAACTGATAGGATGGAAGAATCAGTCCTGAATCTTCACTGGATGCCCTGAAAAGGTCTGTCAGTCCAAGTCTTGCAAGAATTTGACCAAGAACCTGATTGCATTCACCTGAAACAGTGAAATAATCTTCACCAACATCAGGTTCAACAACCTTTCCTTCAAGAAGACCATGCCAAGTTCTACCACCATAGACAATCAACCTGTTGTCTGTTTCAACCCTGATTCTGTCCACTACACCACCATATTCAGTTCCTTCTGCATAGATGATGAAACCTTTGTCACAACAGTGGTTTGCAGTGGACACCTTGCATTCAAAATTGTTTTCATCAGCACCAAATGCAAGGTCAAGAATCGGATTCAGGAACACACCTTGGTCTTCCATCCTTTCATTTGCATAAATCAAGTCCATTTTGGTTCACTTCTTTCTTCATACAAAATGACATCAAATCCATAATATCCATCCCATGTGACAATGTTCTGTCCTGATGGAATCGGTTGAAAGATATATGAATTTTTATTTCTTTTATTGAACACATTTTCTTCTGTTCCATCATAGTGTGTCAGAATGATGGTCTTTGTCAGACTGTCAATTGACAGGTGTTCATTTTCACCAATGTCTGCATTCACCTGATAGGTGTGACCTGCAATGTGAATGACTGGATTGGTACATGCACCATAAATTATCAACTTGAATGCAGATGCAACAAAACCTGTGTTGTTCAAGGTCTTGTTCAGCATTTCTGAAGTATAATCAAAAGGATAATCATAGTTATAATCAAAATTTCTTTTTCCTGTGACTATCCCTGAATTGACCACAACATTGTCATCACTTCCACCTGAAACAGTTGGTCTGAAGACCACTGTTGTTTCCTTTATCCAAGAAGGGAAGTCTGTTGTCATGGTCAAGTTGGTTTTTAACAACCTTTTGTCAACCAAGTATTTGTCTTTTGAAGAACCTGTCAGAAAACATTTGCAATAATAGTCACCAACAATCAATTTTCCATGTTGTGCAACCAAAACATCCTTTTCAATGACTTCAAAAAGTCTGTTTTTCACTGCAAGTCCTTCAGATTCAGTCTGACATCTGATGAAAACAGGAATGGACTTGTTCACAATTCCCTTGGTGAATTCTGAAATTCTGTCATTTGCACTGACTGCATCCCAGTCATAATCACGCAAGTCATTTTCATTTGCAAAAAGTCCATCCTGTCCAAACTCTAATACTTCATTGACATGGTTGATATATTTAATTTTTTCTAACATATCAGACCACCGCCTTCACAAGTCTTGCAAATTCCCTGTTGTTGATGTCAAAATGCATCTTTTCAAGTGCTTCAACAAACTTCTTCACAAGGTCTTTGTCCATGTCCCTGACTGCTTCAACCAGTTCCTGAAGGATTTCCACAAGTGCATAGTTCTGACTTGCAACTGCTTCAGAAACATATCCCTGAAGAACATCAATTGGTGCAACTGCTTCTGCACCTGCTTCACCACCAACCTTTGCCCTACCAGTTGAAGGGTCATAGTCAAACAGTGTTGGTTGTGTCAACACACCACCTTTTGCATACCAGTCAATTCCAAAGGAAGGAACTGAAGGTGGATTCAGACTGAATTCACCACTGATTGAAAAGTGTGGAAGTTTCAAATGTGGCAAAGACCATTCAAAATTGAAGAATCCTTTGATTTTTTCAATTGCACTGGACACAATGTTCTTTGCACCTTCCATCACACTGGAAATGGTGTTCTTGATTGCATTGAAGATGTTTGTCACAGTGTTCTTTGCTTCATTGAAACCATTTGTGATGGTGGTTTTTATAGTAGTGACCACAGTTGAAATTGTTGTCTTGATTGTGTTCCAAATGGTCTGTATATATGACCACACTGCATTCATGATGGTCTGAATAGTTGTCTTGATTGCATTGAAGATGTTTGAAATGGTCTGTCCAATTGCAGAAACCACACTGAAAACAGTGTCCTTGATAGTATTCCAAACAGTAACAATCACATTCATCACATTTTGGATGACAGGCATGATTGATTCAAATGCAGTGTTCAAAACACCTGAAATCAAGTCACACAATGCAGTGATAACAGGCATCAAATAACCTTCAATGATTCCCTGAACCAGTTCACTGATAATTGCAATCAATGGTGGAAGAATCGTGTTCAGCAACTGAACCAAAGGTTCAAGAAGCATCACCAATAGGTCAATGAATGGTTGTAACAATGACAAAATAGGTTCCAACAGTGGCAACAATGGTTCTATCAGTGAAATCAACAATGGAAGAATCATCTGCACAATCTGAACAATTGGTGGAAGTAACATCTGCACCAGTTGCACAATGACAGGAAGTAATGCTTCCACAATTTCTGTCACAGGTGGAAGAATCTGTTCTAATAGGTCAAACAGAATTGGAAAAATCTGTTCACCTAAATCCATCAAAGGTGGAAGAAGTCTGTCCAACATACCTGTCAGAATTGGTGACAGTCTTTCAATGACCTTTGAAATATAAGGAATTGCCTGTTGAATGTAGTCAGATGCCTTTTCAACAATAGGCATCAATGCACCACCAATCTGAATTCCCATGGACTGAAATGCCCTTTTTGTTTGGTCAAGGGAATCTGTCAGATTCACTGCATTGTCAATCAGGTCATCACCAAGGACAAGACCAAGGTCATGTGCCTGTTGTTTCATTTCTTCAATGGAACCTGCTTCACCATTCAACAAAGGCATCAGTTCAGTTCCTGACCTTCCAAACAGTTCTGTTGCAAGTCTTGCCTTTTCTGTTTGGTCTTCCATTCCCTGAAGTGCAGACATGGTTTCCCACATCACATCTTCCTGACTTCTGAAAGTTCCATCTGCATTAGTGACTGCAATTCCAAGTCTTTCAAACTGTTCAACATTGGTTGCAGTTCCACTTCTTGCACCATCCATTGCAGATGTCAGTGATTTGATACCCATTTGAAGGGTTTCAACAGAAGTTCCTGACTGTGAACAGATGAAGTCCAGTTCCTGAAATGCTTCTCTTGAAATACCAATCTTTTGGGACATTTTGTCAATTCTGTCACCTGCACTTGCAGAATTGGTTGCAACCGCAGTCAAACCACCAACCACCGCAGTTGCACCTGCAACCACCGCAGTTCCCCACTTTGCAACAGTTCCAATCCCTGAAGTCAGTTTTTGTCCAAAAGATTCTGCATGTTGTGTTGTACTATCTATTTGTGAATTTGCTTCTTCAGAACCATTGATTGCAATGGTTCCAACCAGTTTGAACAAATCCATACAGGGTCACCCCTTTCCTTTTTATTCAGGGACAAACCCTGACAAAATGTTCTTTGAATCCTGAATAGTTGTTTCAAAGGATGATTCTGTGAATTGACTTTGTGTCTGTTTCTTCATGTCTTCATCCACAGTCTGTGAAAACTCATTCCAAGACCTGTCAAAAATCTTGTGCAAGAAGTATTCCCATTTGATGTCTTCATCATGTTGATGCATGAATGCATCCACAAATTCACTGAATCTTTTTGTCCTGATATATTGGTCTAATAGCAAAAAAGGACTTGCATATTTTGAAAATAGCAAGTCCATGAATTTGATGTCCCCTATCCGAACAACTTTGAAACAACCTGCATAAAATCCTTGAAGTCTTCCTTTCCAATCACATCAAGAAGCAACTGGAAGAATGTTCCCATTGGAAGACCTGCAATTTCATCTGTTGTCTTCCCTGTCAGGGATGCAAGAAATTCATACAAGTCTTTCTTGCAGGAAGGAAGATTCTTCAAGACAACCTGTGCAAGTTTCATCACCACCTGAACACCAACTGCCTGTGGAATGTCCACAACTTCCTTGTCCTTTGCTTCTTCCATGATTTTCTGAATGTCCTTGTCCTTGAAACAAGATGCAAGTTCATCCACACCAATCTTTGAAATAATCTGTGACATAGGAAAGACATCTTCTGATGTCAGGTTTCTGATTTCATATTCTTTTTCTTTTTCCATGATTTTCATTCCTTTCTTAATAAATCCATTCACCCTGACAACCATTCAGGTCATCAGGGTGTCTGTAAATCCATGAAGTTATGTCAATCAATTACCTGTTCCAGTGGAACCTGTTCCAGTGGCAGGTGCTGAAGTTGTTTCTGTTGGATAATAGATGTGATATGGTAATGTGTCCAAGTTGCCTGAACCATCACCAAGGTCTGCCCTACATTCAACA